CTCTTGCACTTCATTGTTCATGGTTTACCCTCCTTTATCCATACATTGCCCCTAGATAGTAATCCCAATTTAGGACTCTTAACCACTCCGGAGAAATTTAGGAGAGGTGGGGCGATGCAAAAGGGTCGAAAAATTTTGCGACCCTCCCCCTATGGGGGTGTGAAATTATTCTTCTGATTTCTTATCTTCAGAAGTTGGTAGACGAATCGGTGTTTGTGTATCTGTACGACAAACTGTCCAAACATCTTCGATTGGACCTTCATCAATGATTAAATTGATAGCCATAGCATGCCGTTGAGCTTCTTCAACTTCATCTAACGCATCATCAGTGTTACCGATGACAGCTGCTAGTAGTTCTGAAGTGAAGTAACCATTGTCTTCATCCCACTTCTTCCATGAATCGAAGTCAGAGAAAGGATTGTATGGATTGTCGTAAGTAGTTAGAATAGTGTCAACTACAGTTGTTGCTTGTAAGTAATCTTCCATAACAGTTGTCTCTCCTTTCTACTAGACTAGGTTCTGGATGGTAGAGATGCTAACACCAAGAGCTTCAGCTACATCAGCATAGCTATGACCATTACGAATCATAGTCTTAGCTCTAGATGCATTAGAAAGACTGAGCGCCTTCTCTTCTCTAGGTGTAGCTAACTGTTTGACTCTATCTGTGTTAGCGAAGCGCAAGATGTCAGTAAGCATCTTAGTACTAACGGCACCAGACTGAATAGCTTTCCACTCATCATCCTCAATGTTGATACGAGTCTTAGCTCCATCAGCACCAGTCTGTATACGAGCAGCAGCAATAGCCTGTTGTTTAAGCTTCTTAAGTTGGTCCTTCTGCATGTCAGGATCTCTCTTCTCAGCAATCACTTTGTTAGCGATTAGCTGTGCTTGCCGTTCCCTAGGTGAGTTAGCTAGAGCTGTGTTAAGCTTGTGTTGTAGAGACTCCACCTGATCACGGTACTTAAGCTTAGCCTCTTTGTTCATGACCATGTTAGGAGAAGACTCAACTACCTTGTTAGCTTTGTCTCGCATCTTACCTAGAGCATTGATATAATCCCCATACATGTTTTCTATAGGGGTGCCTGAACCAAGGGTCTTAGCATCTTTAACCATTTCAACAACATGATCTGTTGAAATAGTCTTTGTCTTCTTAACTTTAGGCGCGAGTCTAGGATTGGCAGCAAGCTCTTCTGGTGTTCTATCCTTGTACCATGTTTCTAGGGTACGGTGTTCAGTTTTGGATCTAGAAATAAGAGTGGAGGCACCCATTTTTGTAGTGCCAGAAATAACATCATGGTGTTCTTGATATCGTTTCCTTAATTCTTTTATTCCATTTTCTCTTTCGGAACGTAAATAATCTAGATTATGTTTTTCGGCGTCAATAACAACCATTGAATGTTTTACCGCACGAGCAATCTCAGAATTACTTGCACCTTTAAGAGTCATGTCGGTAATAAGGTTGGATACTTCACCCATTGTCTTCTGCTTGATTGTCCAGTTGCCTTTTGAATCACGCTTAAGAATATTCTTGTCTGGAGAATAGTATTGATTTGTATCAAAGTTCTTGAGCTCTTTCAAAGAACGACTTGTTTTAATACCGTTTTTATTATTAGGAATAACCATAACAGTATCGCCATCGAAGTCTGCTCCTGACAATTTGCTTGCAACAGAAGAGTCAATACCGACGGCATCTTTAGCACCCTTCATAAATTTAGCAGGACCATTTCCAAGCTTGTTATTTACAGTGAGTTCTGGTAGTTCAAATATTCCTCCATGAGGATAACGAACAAGAACAACTTTCTCACCGTTCTTAAAGTTTGGTGCATAGATTTCATTAGCTTTAATACCAGATAAAGGTAATAATACTTGTCCACGCATTCTATCAAATCCTGTGAGTTTCAAATTATGACGTTTAGTTGTTAGACCATTTGCAAAGTCTGCCATCATAACTCGACGGACTACAGGATTATTTAAATTAGCTATCTCGTCAAATTCTTTCTGTAATTTTTCATACGTCTTTTGAATTCGACCTTTAACTAATATAGGTGGTTGTTTAGAAACAAACTGAGAAGATAAGGTTTTAGACCAAGTTCCCCAGTCACCTTCTTCATTAACTTTGTTGATAGCACCTTTCTGCCCATTAGGTTTGATTTGAGCACCGAATGGATTATCAGGGTCATCTTTAAGTTTCTTAAGAACGTCTTCTTTAGGAGTTCCTTGTTTCTTGTTAGTGTTGAAAATAACGTCGACTCCTTTAGGGAAATCTTTTTGATCTCCATAAACAGCCATACCTTTAAGGTAATGAGTCCCCCCAACACCAACACGCACTTGAGCATATTTGGAATTACCTAAATCCAAATCTTTAACGCCAGGACGAAGTTCCATGACACCATCTTTATCGGTTCCGCCTTGTTCATCATAACGAATACCAACACGTTTCCAATCAAGATGTTCAATTGGTCTTAGACCTAATTTAGTTGTTCCGTCTTCAGTCTTATATAAATTAGGTGGTTTGATCTCGTGTTTATGTTCTCTTACAATATCGGGATTTGGTTCTTTAGTCAAAACTTTCATTTCAACCCAATGGTCATCGTTCGTGGCATTCTTAACATATAATTTATGCATATGATAGCCATCAGCTTCAAGTTGTTGTACAGCACGTTTAAGAGTATTTTCTTTGATACCCAATTGCTGTGCTGCCCCCAAACCAACATCAAGATATGGATTTTTATCAATCAAAGATTTCAAGTCGGATTTAACTTGTTCCATACGATTGACATTATTCCTAACTTGTTCGTTAAGATTCATTCGAACAGTTGATTCAGGTAAACCAGTTCTACGAGATATTTCAGTAGGACCATAACCTTTCTCATGAAGTTCTATAACCATAGATTGATTTCTTAAACGAACAGTTTGATTAGCAATGGTATTTCTAGCTCGAAACTCGGTTGTAGTAATACCAATCTTTGCAGCAATCTGAGTATCAGTTAAACCATTTTTACGATATTTTGCAACAGTGTCTGACCACGAGGTCGCACGCTGATATGAATTTTCACCAGAACCCCAGGCATAGCGTCCACTATGAGGAGTGTTACCTTGGTGTGGTGTACCTTTATGAATTAAGTATTCTTCAAGATCCATACTATGCCTTTCTATTCGGGTTTTCGTTCAAGAATTGCCGAAAATTCTTTAATTGTGTTGTAAACATCATACACATCTTCCGCTTCAGGAATATATGTATCGATTTTGTTACCTTGGTAAATACGCAATTCGAAATCTACTCTTTCTGGTTTCTGACCATACTCCAAGCAGAAATAAGCAGCGTAAACAAGAAGTTGTTCCATTTTTGGTTTAGTCTTGCCGGTTTTCAAATCATGAATCCTAAGAAATCCACGAGGATTATCTTTTGTTGGTGGATCATAACGAATTGCATCCGCAGTACCAAACGCATAAGGACTGTAAAATAACAAGACTTCACTATCCATACGATATCCAATTGCATCATTAACAAAATTAGCAACTGCTGGATGTGTATGGCCTGGCTCTAATCTAATTCTATGTTGAATAGATAAGCTAGCGAACTCGTGAAGTTCGGTTCCTCTTTGTTTAGCCTTCTCATTTTCAAAGCGTTCAACGAGTTTTTCCGGATCGTAATTAAGCCAATGACATTGACTGGCACTAAGGAAACTATGATGTCCTTCGTACTCGGGATGTTTGTTCCATCTCATTCAATATAGCCTCCTTATTTTCAGGATAAATGGTTCTTGCCCAACCGCCTGTCGAATTATACTTGTTTAAGTAATATTCTTGATTAGGACGATATGGTGCATTTCCACTACGTTTAACTTCTAAATGATAGGAATATGGACCAAGGTCTACTGATAAGTCAGGTATTCCTTGAATATAACTAGAGTCATTCTTTTTGACAATAGCATCAGGAAAACGACTTTTAATATCCTTGATTAGTTCTCTTTGGAAATCGCGCTCCAATCTGGACATATATTTGTCACCCAATTCCTTTCATTGAATTTCTTTTTAGATTTTATAGACCTAGATATTGCGTCATCAATTGAAGCCGGGCTTTTGAAATATACATAATAAAGATTTTCAAAGGAGGTATTCACGCGATTGATTCGACCTTCTGACTGGTCCATTATCCTGTATGAATAGTTTAGGGAAAAGAATAGAATGCTATCAGTAGTTATGCAATTCCATGCCTCGGCTCCTGCGGTGTACTGCACTAAATATATCCACGAGTCACTGTTTGGTATAGTTTCGTGTTTACTGCCGTTGTATTGATAATACGCTCTATTTAATTCTCGACAAATATCTTTCAAGATGTCGAGCTCATAGATATAGTTGTAAAACACAATTACTTTGTCTCTTGTCATGATTTCATTCTTGACGGCTTCTTTTCTACGATCGGAGGAATTAACGATTCTTCTCAACACTTGTGTAAATTCAGAAGCGCTGGTAATAGGTTCTTCCGTATATGGGTTAAACCTCGACTTCATTACCTGAGAATATAAATCTTTATCAAAAGATGTATTAATTGTGAGTCGGTTAACTTTAGTTTTTCTAAAGTCTTCCATAGCCACCACCAAACTTCTACGGAGTCTATCTAAGCGGTCTACTCCATGATATCGTTTGATCTGTGGGAATTTTGAATATGGATTGTATTCAACATGCATATCGACAAACTGAGATTTGTTCTTGTAAAATCCGTTTGCAATAAATAAGCACATCCAATCTATCCATACATCACCAGGCGTTGCTGTCAACATTATCCATTTATTCTTTCGAGCTATCTTAATAAAAGACATACCCCACGAACCGTAGCCAATTGCTCGTTGTTCGTCAAATAAAAAGAATGCGTTTTCAACATCAGTATATTTGGTAATATTATTCCAAGAATCTACAGTCCCAGTTATACCTAGAGCTTCCATATCTCTATGCCACTCTTTATCGTTTCGCTTTTTAGCTACCGTGATAATATAAAGGGGTAAGTCTTTGTGATGCTTCAAATAATAAAACAGGCCGGTAAAGGATTTACCAGAACCGACCTTACCTAACAATACAGAACCATTATGCAATCTATCAACAGCCTGACGTTGATAGTCGTATAATTCAATTTTATTAGAAGCCATATTTACGACGGAGTGGATTGTCCACCACACGAATATAAGCGTTCTTAAGGTTAAGACGAGCGTACTGTCCGTCTGGACTTGGGTCTCGTCGAGCGATAGTCATATCACAAATTGAAATTTCAAGATCATCAATAAGTGATAGTTGACTTTCTTCTGTCAGATACATGCGGTCACGAGGATCGATATCGGCATCGACAGGAGTATTACCATTATCATAAATAATCGCAATACTTGGTAGGTTGAATTGTGTATACACACGGACCCTGAAGAAATAAGCAGGTTCAAACATGTCTGGATTTTCTTCCATCTTGGCAGCGAGATCATCAGGAACATCTTTAGGTTCGTATTTCTTAACGTTTACACCGTAAGATAAGAGCAAGTCAACATCTTCTGGGTTTACCTTAACGTTAAAATAACGATCTCCTGCGCGGTTGTACTTTTCTTGACGCCCTGTAAAGTTACGAGCGAAGAGAAAATCTACTTCTTCCAGAATAATCTGGGAATCTGAAATTTGTGAAATCTTTGTCATTAGTATGTCCTTTCTATTCTGACGTTAGTCTGACATTGTTTTCAAAAAAGAAGAGAAGAGAACAAATCAGCAGAATTTTGTTCTTCCTCTCTATTATGTGCCATGTAAATCCTGCGAAGCCTAAAATCAACCTGCGGGAAATTTCAATCACGCGTTCTCAGGAGTTTTGATTTTGAGAGTACCGTGATTGATAGAAATGGTTTGTGTGCTTGGATATTTGTCTTTAAGTTCAAGCGAGTCAACATAGTCCTTAGGCATGTCGTCAACAATATCTTTGATATCGCCAACCTTCATGATTTTCTTAAGACCATCAACAGCAATCTTGTCGTAGAAGCTGAAATCTACATCTTCAATATCAAACTTGTCTGTTTGCTTAAACAAATATCCTTTCGTTCCGGTAATAGACTTGAAGTTCTCATTGTCTTCTGTCCACATACATTCAGCCCCAGTCTTAGAAGCATAAATAGAGCCAACCTTACCAACAAATTCGTCACCTAAGTAAATATGACCTTTCGATTGTTTGGTGATGAAGAAATCTTTATCGACCAATTCTTCTTTAGTCCATACTCGTTTCAACAAATATGTATTGGCGTATTCTGCACCAGTTGGTGACCAAGCATCATTTTCAAGTTGAGCAATATAAACAGCGTTGTTGATTAGAGCCATACGTTTGTAAGTATGCTCATGTTCAAAGCGATATCTATACTTCTCTTGTGCGCCGAAGTCTTCAACGAATTTGATAATCTTCTCATCAGCATTTGGAATCTTAACTGAGTCGGTCTTGATATGACAGACTTGATATCCTTGCTCTTCAATTGCAAATTTCAAATCGACCATAAATAAAGCTCCACGTTTCGCAACAATGTTGTCAATATTATCTGGGTGTTTGAACTTGTTATCAAATTTAGCAGAGGTCATTCCATAAACAGAGTTGATTACAATCTTCAATGCAGTTACCAAAGGTTTGAGATATTCTGGATTATCCAAGAATGGAGCCAAGACACCATCAAACATTCGTTTAACTTCGTCAATCTTGTTATGTTTCAACAACACGCGAACTTTGAGCAAGTCAGCATAGCGTTGAGTATATGGACCGAAGTAGTTCATATTTACAAGAGAGTTAGGGTGCATTGACTCTACGTCAAGCAAAGCGATATTCTTGTACACTCCAGGTTCGGCATATACAAATCCCCCTTCACCAGTTTCAAAGCCGCGATAATACGACTTACCGAATTCGTACTTGTATCCTGGGAATATGGTTGCGAGTTTAACATAATTAAATTTGTCTTGTGGACGTGGGTCATCACCAAAGATAAATTTAGCTGTCAATTGGTTGTTAGTTGCATTCATTGAACCTTTGGCGATTGTAGCCAAGATTTCACGCGCAACATAGTCTGCATAAATGGCGTCGAACAATTTCTCAGTTGCATCAACGTCATTAACACAGTAATCAACTACAACTGGAATTAACTCTTCAGGAACTGGTTGGTCCCATGGAATTTCCATCTCAACGTGTTTGATACCAAGGTCAACTTCCCAACGTTTGAGTGATTGTTTCTTCTGAGCGTACTCGTAAATATCGGTATAGCTTAATTCGTAAGCCGCCGCATACATTCCACTCTTCGCATTTTTTTCGTTGACAATTCTATACGACTGACGGAATAACTCCAGATTATTACATCCTAGCAATCGTGCATAAAGAATATGGTTATCGTATCGACGGTTGTTAAATCCTACAATCGGGAAGCTCAACAAATATTCAATCTGATCTGGAGTTGGGTTAATCCATTTTGTAAATTCATCATCATGGTATTTCTTCCAGACAACAACAAACAGATTTGGATATACCTCAATATCGAAGAACACCAATTCTTCTTTTGGATATATTTTCGTGAAGTTTGTGAGCTTGTCTTCGGTTGCCCCCTCATCATCTCGAATAGACGACCACGGAATCTTTTGAAATACCGCAACACAATATTCTTTGTTGTTGGTTGAACGTAAAGCTCGAAGAAATACGTCATGCTTCAAATCCGTCAAGTCATATTCAAGACCCATATCAAATGCTTTCTGAATTTCGTGAGCAATAAAATCAATCGTTGGTTTGGTATTTGGGTGACTTGGTTCTTTACCCTCAATCTGTCCCAATTGGCGTTTTACAAAATTACGCAACGTCTTTTCTGTATATGTGATTTCTTTCACATGCTCATACATTTCCTTATCCTTTCTCTCTTTCAACGGCAAGCCCGATGAAATATGAGATGGTTGTAAGTTGTTAGATGCTTTGTCAATCCGTCTCAGAGAGGCGTTGCCTTTATACACTTTGATCTCAATATGCTTATCCATCAAATTATTTAACTCATTGACATTACCATCGTAGATATAATGTAAATGAATACCTTGTCCCGATTTTGAAAGCTCCGCGTAAGTCGGTGGAAACTTCGAAGCGGCCTCAACATTCAACTCAAGATTTTTATTACCTTCCTCATCTTTCAAATCGAAGTCAATGATAATATGATTAAGTGGAACTTTAACCCAATGCAATTTACTCGTTTTAATATCGGACAAGGTTGTCACGACATTATCCCATTTTTCGGACGGATTACCATTTCGCAAAGCTAGCTGAGCAGGATATTCTGCTGCTAGTTTGTTAAACACTTCGTTATGATAATTGAAATCCAACCAGTCGTCTGGAATAACAGTATCGTTTGCCTCGGTTGTACCGACTACACCTTCAGGAAATGCAACATTCCATCTGAAACCTTTGAAATAATTGTTAACACGCATACCATCGATATGACTATCTTTAAGCATTGTGTCAAAATATCTAAGAGCCTCTCTCTTGATGGTCGCTTTGTATCCGTCCGTCTTCCACCCCATGTCTTCCAGATACTCACGATATAACTCACTGATTTGTTTAAGAGTTATACCATGTTGCATATGAATCGCATTGGTTCGCATGAAGTCAAAGATATGGTCGGTCTGTTCTGCCATGTCGACATCAAAATAATCATCGTAGTAATCAAAACCCAATTCTTCAAATCTTTGAATTGCCATGTTAGCAATATATGGTAGTTCGTATTTGATTTGGCTCATGAGTTGATTATATTTCGTATGACTTACTTTCTGTCCACTCGGGTTAACAACAATAGCACGTCGAGTAATACCCGAGTCTACGTTTCGAACTTTATAGCGTTGGTTGGAGGCCGTGATTAACAAACCAATAAATTTAACATCATAAGGTTCTTTAAATTTCTTGTTGACTGATATAGTTTCATGACTCGTCAGTTTTAATAACGGAGTATCGTTATAAATATGACTAATGTCAGTATCCTCGTCAATCAACAAAGGAACTTCTTGAATTTGTCCTGTTGCAAATTGGTCCGAACTGGTCAGCAATTTCAAATCAATGGTTCCACAATATTCCTGAAACAGCATTCGGAATATTTTTAAGACAGTACCTTTACCGCTACCTTTTGAACCATACAAATACATGAACTTCTCAATCTTGTACATGTTGTTCGTAAATAACGCTCCCATGAACCACAATATCTTGTCAAGTTCTTTAGGAAGATATAAGGTACCAATCAATTCTTTAAACGCAACTGCTTCTCCTTCTTGTGGCGAATATGTCAATTGCGTTGTGGCGTAATCCCTTCTCTGCATCTTGTGATCTGCAAACAAAACTTTCTGGTTGAAAGAAATCTCACTAGCTTCACAAGCTTTACAGAAATCTGCAAATAAACGAAACTTCCCGGCAGAGGCTTTTCGAATCTCTTTAACATCAATTCTCAGACCCGGACGTCCGTCTTCTAATTCTCTTGCCTTACGCCAAAGCAGAGAGTCAATATCATAAAATAGGTTTTTCTGTTTAGTGTCCCAGAAACTTCCATTCCAATATGCATAAAACTTAGAACCTTTAACAACTAAGTCTTTAGCATCGCCAAATATAAAGTCAGGAGAAACCTCATAATCAACGGTACGATTGTTGGAAGTGAACTTTTTCACAGACACATCTAAAAAATCCACTAATTTTTACCTCCTCGTGCCTCACACATGTTTTTGCCCGCATTTCCCTATTGTTATTATATACAGTACACTTTTTAACTCATTCCTATATACAATAGAAAATGTGAGATTTTCCTGTGTATTTTCGGTTTTTTTATGTTTTCCCCATGTTTTTTCGTGCAGTTACCTCAAATATTATAGTAAAATTTCGTGCTGCCCGTAAAATTTTCATGTGCTGCACAAAAAAAAACGTGCAGCTAAACACCCAAATTTGACCAATTTTAGGCCAAAATCCATCAGTTTTCCTCAAATATTTAGGTAATATCAAGCCAATTTCAGAGCAAAATCATCCTAAAATCCACCCAATTTCCCACAATATTATAGCAAAATACCACTATTTAGACCTCTTAATCCACGAAATTTCGACCCGATTTACCAGATTATTGTCAGTTTGATACCTGTCAGCAACCCTAACAAGATACTCAAAACCGCTAATTTTAGCCCGAATAACCTCTCCATAAAGCGTGGTAAGGACCGGATTTCGGCTCAATACAAGCTTCCATCCAGTCACTAAACCCTGCTTATCATGAATATAAACCGCGTCAAATGCGTCGAGGACTATAGGATTTGTGTTCTTTTTACCCATAGTCACCCCAGATTATTTACGTGTATTTTCCGTATCTGTTGTAATCTTACCGTCAGGCTCAACCGTAAATGCTGGCTTAGTATCAAGACGTCCATCAGGAAGTAATTTATACCAACCGTCGTTGTAGCGGATAAACTGATCGCTGGTCATATTTCCATCTTTAGGATCAAGGTAGAACCAATCGTCGAAATATTTCACCCAACCGGTTTGCATAGCTCCATCACGGTTGAAGTAGTACCAATATCCTTTGATCTTCTTCCAAGACGTAGCCATGTAGCCGTCTTTGTCAAAGTAATACCAATGACCATCAGTGTGTTTCACCCAATCTTCAGCAACCATATATCCTTCAGAATTGAAGTAGAACCATGAGCGATTTTCTTCAATATACTCGAAGCGAGAAGCAGGATATGTACCGTTACCACGCGCCCACCAGAAGCCTTTAGAGTCTTCTTGCCAGCCTTTCTTAACAGGTGCAGGAGCAGCGTCATTGTTTGTCAAGCGGTAGATGTAGTAATATGGACGACCAGCATAATTCCAGCGTTCGTCATGGTCATTAATTGAAATACCGTCGTAGGCATAGTTACAGTGGATAATGTTGTCACCATCAATGAATATACCAGTGTGTCCGAAGGCACCTGCAGAATATCCACGACGTCCCCAGATGAAGATATCCCCACGCTGAGCAGTGAACGGTGTGTTTTCGGAAATCAATTCGTATCCGTTGTCAATGAGCCATTGGTGTTCGTATTCGGTGTTTACAGCCCAACCTGCTGAGGCAGCTCCAGCGCTGCGTAGTGCGTAGTATACGGCTGATGAACAATCGTAAGAGTCATCACCATCACGAGATGTCATACTGTAGGATACTTGTCCTTTGCGTGCTTGCATCCAGTCAATTGCTGTGTTAATGTTAATTGTCATTTTGTTTCTCCTTTTAGTTTTATAATGTCTCCTGAATGTTTGTAATCAGGTCTAAAATGTGGTGGGATGTTTTTGAATTTACCGAGAATATCATGAAATGAGTTTTCTTCGATACGCTCTTCCACAATCCCAAGAGTTTCTCTCGTATTTTTCCAAGTTTCTTGATCTACTAAATGGATTACATTTCCATCTCGGTCAAACTTCGTTGTTCCAGGTTTACCAGGTCTTATTTCGCCACGGCATCCGTAGTAAGGTTCAAGAGATTCTGCCATTTCTTAAGATGTTCCTTTTCCTTTTTAAATTGAGTATATGCCATACCTTTAACCATAAATTGAATATTTAATTCAACTGTATGGATTATAGATGCGCACATATTGTTATCAATTCCGGTATGGTCTAAGCATGCCTTAAATTCTTCTAATTTATCCGTTTCGTAGATATATTGAGAAAGAAATTCAATTTGATTTTTCACCAAGGTAAGATAATGAGCATAATGATCAAAATCTTTAGATTTCTTCATAAGTTCGTAGTATTTCTCAATTTCATTGAGATATCCTCGTATAGACCTCTCACCGCTATAAAATTTACTCATGATCAAAATCCTTCATTTTTAATACATTATTTGCAACATCAATAAAATGTTCCAATCCTTCTTTACTTAAATTAGGTATAAGGCAGTCTAAAGCTACCATAAGATCATACCCATTAACCGCTTCAGAAGTTTTAGATTTGTAATCCAATATAGCCAAAGGCTTAATATCGTCCTTACCAGCACCGCTAATTAGAAGAACTTTAATATGTTCGTTTTGTTTAACAAACAACTCCTCCAGTTCATCATAGATATTTTTATACTCTTCCTTCGTCTGAATTTCAGGAATATGCCCAGGTTCCAAATCGAAGCAATTAACTCCGGTTATTGCAGATAAAACTCTTCTGGATTTACGATTACATCTTGGGATTTTAAAACCAATATGACTAGGTGGTGTTTCAAAATTTAAAGCCAATTTTAACATAGACTTGGGCCATAAATCATGAACATCAGATACTCCATCCGGATTAAAATCTTTGAGAATATGTTTTACTGTATCTTCAGGTTGTTTAAAGAGTTGATAGATCAATGAATCTTTATTCAATTTAACGTGAATGTCAATCAATTTACGCATTAGCTCTTCAGAAATAGTTCCATCATCAACCATAGAACGTAAACGATTTGTGATATGATCTAATTCTTCATAATCTTCCTTAGTCATCCTGAACTCTTCAATTTTGCAATGAAGTTTAAAGACCACTTTCAACATAGTAACGACGTCTCGTACAGCGTCTGTAAGTTCCCAGTCATTACCAATAGTAACATCAGCTTCGTATTTAGATGTGTCCTCTTCATAAATCACAACTGGTTTATTATCTGCATAAATGGTATTTTCACCATACTCAGTTCTTTCCTTTTTAAGATAGTAAGAATAGTGCGCAATAATCCCATAAATCCAATCCTTAAGTTCATATGGGATATCTTTACGAATGCACATATAGTTATTAATAACTGCACCACCCTCTTCTTCGGTTTGTGATTCCACAATAGCCTTAGCAATAAGTCCTGCTTCGTCGGAAATATCCATTGGTACAAGAATCTCATCTTTATCGATCTTCATTTGGACAACTCTAAAAATATTTGATAACATATTAAGTACATAATTTCTAGGGTCAATATTTTCTACTTTACTAGGTATATGTTTATTAAACTCTTTTTCCATTTCAGCACTACGTTTCAAAATATTTCCAACATCTTGGATATTGTATCGAATAATATCGTCCGTATCAGTACCAGAAACCTCATCGTCTTTCTGAACACCCTTCAACCAGCACGCAGTCATAGCAGCATAGTTAGATAGGTCCTCAAGGGTGTCTAGGAGGCTCTCAGAGCCCACCTGCTGCGTTTTAGACTCGTCCGTGAGGGACACTAAACGATTCATCTTATCGCTCATACGGACGATGCTAGCGACAATTCCGAATTGGTCCAAAGACTCCTCAAATGAGTTACCATAGTCGTGATTTTTACGACAGAACGTGTCATATTGCCCGTCGTATTGAGTTTTCATTGTTTGTTGGTTTACTTTAGCCATTTTTATGCCTTCTTTCCTATTTGAAATCTGTATCGTCTAGATAAACATTGAATTTGGATATGTTTATCGTTGGGATATAAGTCATAACCTCCCTAGTGCTTCCATCTTCGTAATTCTTATACCATTTAATAACCAGAAATTGGTCTTCGAAATAATGTTCGATTACGTCAAAGAATAGACCTGGAGTGTATAGAATGTCATCATGATAATCGATATCAATAACTTTTAATTTGTTCTCTATAAGTTTCATTGATTGTCCTCGTTTGACACGGGAAATACGCTACAAGAATGTATTTCATCAAGACTAAAGATAACCTTACCAATACCATGTTGATAACGACTCTCGATTACAATCGCTAAACCAACAACTTCTGCACTAATAGCACTTTTACTTATATAAGGTGATTTATTGGAATCCTTGAATTCAACGAATACATCATATAATTGTTCTGTCATTTCACTTCTCCTCAATATTAATAATATCATCTTTATGAATTCTATATACAATAGACTCATATCCAAATTTAGACGCTATCTCTAACATCTGACTCACGTCCCAAAATCCCACTGTTTTGACATTGTGGAATTCTGTAGTCTTCTCTTCATCAGTATCATCAAGATAGGTTACTGAGATTTTTGTCGGTTCTCCAAATCTAACAAAACGTTGGCTTATGAGGCGCTTTAACAACGCCCCATTGCCTTGTTTGAATGGAACCGCAAATCCTCTTGTAGGTCCAACGGAATGACTTTTTATATTGTACGATTCCATGATATACTACCTCATTTTCTTGTAGTCAATCACGCGCCAACATAAAGCTTCGTGTTTTGGATATTTGATTTTCGTACCACTAGTGTATGTTACAGTCAACTCACCTTCACCTTCTACAACATCAACGACTTCGTTGTCTAGATGGAACCTGTATGGACCGTCTTGAAATTCACGTTCAATAACGTAGGAAATATTTGGATTACCCCAGTACGGTTGGTAAACATGATCGTAACGTCCTAAGTAATTGTTTAGATCTCTAGCATTGACAAATGCCTGAATATCAACAATATAGCGGCGAGCTATTGTCGTAGTCATTTCGACCACCATACAATCCTTAGTCAACACGCGGTGATCGATATGAAGAAAATCATCTGTTAAATGATAGTCTTTAACATCTAGAAAGATTTCGCCACCCATAGGATTTTCGGCCTTATACGATTTCGTGAGTGTTAAATATAGTGCTCCCATTATTAATCCCACCATCTCTTTCCTGCTAATACGTTCTTAACTTCTTTATCTGTGAATTTGTAGAAAGATTTAAGCTCTTCAATATATTGTGTGAAGTATTCAATATTATCCAATTCAAGACTCTCATGTTTGACCTTGTTAAGAACAGACCAATCAATATAGCTAGGATCAATAGGCCAACCCAAGCTCCTGATCAGAATAAGAGGAAATTCAACACGGTTTTCCTTAATTTCAATAGATGTAGTAGCACGAATATCCCAACCAACGAAATGATCAGAAGCGTCAACATCCATTCCAGCAGCCTTACGTAGATCTGCTACAGTAACATATCCGTCATTAGCTAGAAGACGAACTACGCCATCTACCCAAGTGTTCATTTGACCTTCTGCCGTAGCCCCGTACCCATCAACACCAATATCCGCCATCATTTTTGCTTGATCCTCGAAATGCTTCAATTTCAATACAGGAACACGTGTGATGTCAAATTTCAATTCTTTCATTTTACTTTTACCTCATTAATTCTATTTTTGTAATCCTCAATATATTTTGGGATATGTCGTTGCTCGTAATTCCAATAGTTTTCTTCTTTCATTCCGGATAGAGTGAAGTAGTCAACTAAAAATAACTCATCTGCAGTTGGTTTGTGTGCTGTAAATGGAATTTCCCCAAACATGCATCTAATAAAATCGTTACCTTCGACATATATTGTTGTATGCAAATCCTCACATACAAAATGAGTATCATCAAGTTTAAATCTAAAGACTTTGAATAGACCTTTAGATATAGATTCTCCCATATATATGTCATAGCATAACTCTGGATCCATCATTGCATCACAGAATTTGTGTAATTCAACCGCATCGCAAAATATAAGGACTCGTAAGTCATTAGGACGCTCGGATATGATTGCGAAAGGATAGTATCCCCCATTCTTTAATGAATAACTCCTAAAGCAATTATATTCCGTTGATATGAAGATATTCAAATAAGGGTGAGGGATTTTCTGATTGTGTTTCAGCATCACCCCATTATAAATATCAGCCCATTTAACTAACACGTTTGTAAACTGAGTCTCTTTTCTGAAATTCTCATGATGAATTCGAACCGCGGATTTTTTCAGACCTTGTTCATATCGAAAGAAGAAGTTAAACAGTTTTTTGAACATGATAGACCTCTCTTTCTTTGCGTAGATCAATATATAATCCATCATTAATAACGCCAGTAATATAAATTTGGCGTCCAAATGTGTACAAATTGGATTTACCAGTATCGTCGAAAGCAATCATAGGATAAACATCACAATACATGTTAATTAGTTTTATAACATCCTTACGATTACCCTGCAGTGCCCTAGTTTGAATACGATGTATTACATAGTTACGCTGATCTGAATTCTCCGGTAAGATACAGATATACGGAATAGTAACTCCAACCAATTTAGTAATAAAAAACACACGACCAGGAGAGCTATCACCAACATCACGAATACGTGCTGTAGGATTTAGAATTAAATCGACTCCAGTATTTCGAACATCATAGAACAAATTCTTATGAGCGTTATACTGAATGACTTCGAAACGGTCACTGTTAAGATATGCATTTTCATAATCATATGAGTTATCAAAATATGTAGCTTCCTTATACCAAGGTCCATCGACTTCATCTTTCCAATCGGATAGTAAAATACGATGAGACTCCAAATACTCCTCTGCCTCATTACGAATAACCGGGTGTAGTATCATGTTTCGTAATAGAAATAACAATACCACACACTTAATCGTAATATCCCACTCTTTAATTCTCTCAATCATTGAATTACTCCTCTGTTAACTCATCAGAAATTTTAAATACAGGCTGCAAACGCTCATCTAGAATAAGCGAAATAGCATGGTTGTGCTCGTGCCATAATGTGTCTGCGTCTACGTATTCGTCTTTTGGCAAATGGAATAAGCCATAAGTGTTATCCACATTTTCTTTACCAAGACGATGACCTTCAACGAACGATATAATGGTGTCATGGATAATAGCATCATGATCAGATTCCAAATCAAGTCCAACAGTATCTACAATCCAATCTGCGAATTGTTCTGTAGTACCATAGCTAGTAGAACTTGACAAGCGGCTAGAGAAGTAAATAACCATTTCCCCAATAGATGCCCAGTCAGAATAGATTGTTCCGAAGCCAAAGTGTTCTGTACGGTCACGTACGATATCTTCACGGACATTCCAGTCACCAATGTTTTCGCGAGTTGGAATATATTCCCATGAGAATAATATAGCAAGTTTGTCACGAGCTTCTGGATCCATGATACTGAAGCGTTCCATTACGAGGGCACGGTAGTAGTCATATCCTTCTTGTGTATTTGGGTCGTAAATTTGACGGTCGTGTTCCATTTCTTGTCGTTTCAATGCTCTGATCTGTGCTGTCATTTCACGAGTAACGTTGATAATATCACTTGCGGTGTATGTATCATCACGGTGATTTAACAGCTTACTTCCTTCCTGATATTTTTGAATGTATTCGTATACATTTCCATCTTTGTCTTCTTCACTGACAAATTCCTCTTCAAGAGGATTGTAGTCCGCGCCATTTTTCTTCTCGAACGGCGTAAGGTCACGACGAATATATTGACCATCTTCGGTCTTATACCAATCGTGACCATCGTTTGGTAACCCATCCAATTCACGTAGATGCTCCGCAAATTCTTCTTGACGTGCTGCATCTTCATCAAGTTTCTTTTGTGTGTCAGCAGCTTTCTTAGCGGCAACTAGTTCTTCATAAGACAAACCTTCTTCTTCTAATTTGTCTTCTTCTTTCCACCATTTATAGAGACGGTAGGCGCCGTATCCAGCGCCAGCAGTCCCTACCAATGCTAAAATAACTTTGATAGGTGTTCGCATGTTAGTTCAACTCCTTTCTAGTTTTCTTTGGCACAAAATCTTTGATAGATGTTGTCGCATATAGGTTTCGAGGTGTCTTCCATCGTACGTAGAATTGCAAGTCATATTCTTGTTTTTCTTCGTCGAATACTTCATGAGCATCCCACTCAATGTAGAATGAATCAGTGTCAGTCCATCCGAACGGAAGAGCAGCACGAGGAACGTCAAATCCAAGTTCTTCTAGGACCTCGCCAAACGTTAAGACCCCTTTTTTCATCATTCGATCCGTCAGATATTTGTCTGCTTCCTTAATATAACTTTCGTTATAATCTGGATTGTCTGAAGCATAGTTTGATGAATATTTGAACCATTGTCCATAGAAATCACCTTCGTTAGGTACGATCGATTCAACTTCGACTTCTTTACCATCTAGTTCGACAGTTTTGGTTTCCATAGGAGCATCAATTTTCTTGAATGTAGCTTCATCAAGGACTTCTTTAGCACGTAGACGGTAACGGGCATGTTCTTCGGTAACCATAGCAAGCGCAGCAGAAACAGCTTTAAGACGATTTGTTTGTATTGCAAATCCTAATACGATAGCAGCGGTAGAGGCAGTAGCGACAGCAACAGGAACCGCTACATCTTTAGCGACGTCCTTAACAACTTCAAAGCGTGTATATTCTTCGCCAGCAGCATCTTTTGCTTCATATTTAGATTTTGTAGCTTCAAGCTTCTTACCAGATTTGATTCCGGCATACACGGAATAACCATAACCGACAAGACCTACACCAAGCAATACGACCGGTGCGTATTTCTTACCGAGGATTTTTGTTGTAACCATAGCAGATTTAGCAGTAGATTTGATAGTTTGAATGTTTGGTAACTTAGGTAATTTCATTATTTTTCTCCTTTTTTAGATTTAAAAGTAAACGGACGAGGTGTGATTTTTTCATACAAAAACGTGTACGCCATAGCGCTTTCGCTTGAGAATGCAGAATGTGCTTTTACAGCTTCATCCTTACGAACATAATCAATATGATCAAATTCTAAAACCCAGTTTTGACCATCCTTCTCAAGTATAACGTTTTCTACGTCGTGGAAAATCATAGGTTTTACACCAGGAATACGTGGATAAATACGAATGTCTTTCATAAATTCCTCCTATTTCTTATTTGTAAGCCAGATGATAGCAAGGATAATCCAACCAACAGGTGGTGTGCAAAGCAATACGAGAGTTCCGAGTGATTTTTTCATTTTAGTTACATCCTTTCGCAAATTCTTCAATTACATTAACCCATTGTGGGGCAGCTGTTTCGTTTCCGTTTTTATCTACGGTGTATACCATATCGCCATCTAGATCAATACCTAACATTAATAATGATTTTTCCATTTTAGTTTCCTCCGATATTTTAATTAAACTTCAACAGGTTGTGGGAAGTTGATTTTAAATCCACCTCCACGAGCAGCTACAATACGTGCACCAGCAAGTCCTTGACCTCCAGCGTTAATTGTCCAACCAAAGGATTGGTCAGTAAATTTAGCCGGTTGGTCCGACAGTTCATAGAAATCCCCAACAGTTACAATACCGTATGTGTCCAAATTAGCCAACATTATATTGAATACTTCTTGTGCGTCCTGACGAGTTTCGAAAATGATTTCTTCTACGTAGTTCGATGTACGTCTGTTACGTTTTGCATATGACTGAGTGTAGTCATTTCGATGTGCGTCCATTCGCGTGACATTCGTTACGCCACGCCCCCAGTACCCCGAATAATTTCTACGAGCGTGAATATAGTCCTGTCCAAAAATAGCACGCTGCACTGCTGTAGTTGCCATATCCGCAAGTCCATTTTGCAGACTCGGAACAACCACTTCATAAAACATATGTGATGACCAGCCACGGAATCCTTCTTCTCCGAAAAACACATTTCCGAGCCATTTTCCAACCCCGGGCTTTTTCACACGTCCTTTTGCTACGGGTTGTACGTGCTTGTCAAGTAACTCATTTGCTTCTTCTAAAGCATTTGTTTTACGAGGTACTTTGTTGTAATCCGTTGTTTGTTTTGTCATAGCTTCCTTCCTTCTATCTCAGCAATCCAACTAGCATTAGCTGGATTCATTCGTTTTGTTACACCATCGATGTAATATTGCTCACCTTTATATGACGCAACGTCACGGTAAACGTTGATTTCGGTAGCTAAGTCAGCTAATAGTACATCTCTCGGTCCGTCCAGCGGAATATAGAACATGCATGTTCCTCGAGTTAAACTATCAACTTTCACAGCCCCATAGTCTTCTAAACATAATGCCATAAGTTATTTATTCCGGCTTTTCATTATTTGTATACCCCCATGAATATGTCAATAATCCTACGGAACCTGCAGGAATAAGAGTTGACAATAAAGCGTCCAAATGGAACACGTAAATCAATGCTAAGTAAATCATCATATACGTAGCGAATGATACACCAACAATGAATAATAGCCCTAATAAAGCTTTCACCGGTTTCCTCCTTTAAATATAGATAAAAAAAGAATACCGAGAGTAATTCTCAGTATTCTAGTGAAACTTAGTCTTCGGGTAGTGTAAAATCACCTTCCAACACTTCGCCATTTTCGGATGCTTCGGACGAGTTCTTAATGCGATCGCCAACAACTTTGACAACAACGCCACCAACGATAACACCCGCAGTTAACATCAAGAGACGCTTAACAACTGGTCTAACGGCAACGATTGTTTGTACAACCTTTTCCTTAGTACTCAGTTCTTTAGCAACTTGAGTTTGTGGTGTTTCCTCGGTTTGTGTAACCAAGTTTTCAGTAACCTCGTTAAGTTCATCCTTAACTTCTTCAATTTTTGAAACGTTTTCTGACATGATAATGTCCTCCTTTAATTTTATTTTGTTTCATTATAGGCTATGTATTTTCTGCGAACTATCTACCATAATGTAGATCGCCATTGCTATCCTCATATTCAATCCAGTGATCCATCATATCCGGACCTTCTTGTAACTCTCTACCAGTAGGAGTACAGAATTCCTCGTTCCCATTAGATGTTTCAAACACCTTTTGAAAAATACCATTTCTGTCGATTTCAACAAAACGTGGATATGTTACTTCGCTCATTTTTTCTACCCCACTATTTTTTTTCTAATTACAATCCTTCAGTACACAAAGCCTCTCCAGAAAATAACGGAACCTCTGGCAGATTTTTCTTTGTACGAATATCGTTGATAAGACGATAAATTTCATTGACCTTATATTTACAGAACTTCTTAACACCAGCTTTCTCTAAAGTCATAGCGTAAGAATATCTCGGACGATGGAATTCGTCATGGTATAATTCTTTTGAATATACCGCAGCAGCTTTAGCGAGCGCTTCAACATATTTCTTTGGATTGTATGGAAATTTATTCATAATCATCGTCCCTTCTTAAATGAATAAGGTAGTGTGTGTTTGGAATTTCGATTTCCAATTCCTTCTCGCAATATTTAAATTGCTCTGCTAAATGCATCATGTCATCATCTGACATAGTAATATGAATGTGGTGTTTCATGCTAAATAGTCTTCTCCTAAAGTATTTCTAAGCCATGTCAAAGTGTCCCATGTGCCAACTTCAACTCGTCCATAAATAGTGTCGATAATATCTAGAAAATATTTTATCTGTTCGTTATTAAGAGATGGATATGGATAACGTTCGAATGGTTGAATCATTAGATTTTCACCAATAGTCGTTTGGAAATTATCATAATAAAATCCTTCCGCTAAACACATAACCAACTCATCAACCAAACTTCTAGTAACATTCCAGATACATAACTCACTATCAAGTTTACCAACTTTATCGGATACCATAAGTAATCCAAAGATATACTTTTTGTACTCCTCATCAAATTTAACCCTAGTCCAGTTTTTTATAAGACGATCAATATACCAATCCTCTATACAAAATATCGCTTGTAAAGGAAGACTTCGCAAGTTACCGACAACTGCGTCGTAAAAATCGCCCCTAGACAATATTAGGGTATATTGTCTTCCACATCGCATCTTTTCAGCCCTCACTGTCTGTGTTATCGTCTAACACTTTTTGGTAGTATTTGTTGAACTCTTGTTTGAGTTCTTGTGCACTCATATATGCTCTACGATTGTCGGGATTATCCTCGATTTTATCGCCGGTTTCCTGGATTAGTTCATAAAGCAACTGGTAGTTTTCATAGTTGATATCTTCATACCCAAATACTTTATTGTAATATTGGGACTCCAGTAGTGCAATCAGAACATTACCAATGATCTTACGAGCAATCCTGAAGAAATATAAATCCATATCCAAGACGTGCATATAATCTGGTATAGTCATAATGAATTGGAAATACTGTTTGTAATCCTCATTAGCTGGGACAACACCATTTGCATCTGGTTCGGTCCAAGCGGAAATGTATTTGTCAAGTTCGGACTGAGGAATTAATAGAAAATCATCTAATGGCATTGCTCGTACCATATCGATAACCGTCTGTTTGAATTCCCCCGAAGTCTTTACAATTGGTCTATTGTGGGTCATCATTTACCTCCTTTATAAATTTTCATACATACTTACCATAATAAATAAGTAAATAAACAGAACAAATAGCATTAAACAAGCCGCCATCAAGCATCCTAGAAAGCCCATAGTAACTGTCAAATTAACAAGAAGTGCTAAACAGCATAATTCGATAGCTATAAAAATAAATGTCAAGGCAATCATCAAAAGTAAATCTGATAAATTGTAGTCAATTAATTCAACAAGCCTTTCTTTCATCGTTTACTCCTTGTGTAAAAGTTCTCAAAGAATCTTTTAAGCATGTCCATCTTAGAATCCAACTCGTCGTTGCCATAGCAATATAATGTACAAATGTATAGACCCTTCTTGTCATCAAACACAATCGGATCAATATCGATAATAAGGAAAGTGTCCGGATATTCATCAATAGCTTCTAGAAAATATTTCGTTTCGAGAAGTTCTACATTATTCCTAATAGTTCGATATCTTTCAATCGAATCTTTAATGATGTTAAGGTTGCTTGTTTCAATTCTCAAAATAAAAGCATTTTCGTCATTCGGACTTAATTGTCCATCCACATTATAAATTGGTTCTCCCATTTTTATCTCTCCTCCGTATATAAATAATAATTTCTAACAATTTCTTTTGTTGTTAGTTCTCCGTTGTAAACACCGTATCCAAACACATTAAAATTCCATCGATCATTCCTAATATCGTATTGTAGAGCGGTCACAAATGTGATTATACCTGCTTTGAAAATATTTAATTCATCGCATAGCATTTCTGGTTCAATTTTATGAATAGAGTCGGACATACTAGAATATCGTTTATAATCTGACATCGCATGATCATAGTCTGTGTATGACATAGAAACTTGGAATTGATTATGTCCCTCAGGATATTTCACATTCTTTCTAACTATTGTTGCTTGTTCGCCCATTTATACCTCCTCACAAAAAAAAGAAAGGGATAAGTTAATCCCTTTATTTGAAAAATCGATTTGATACAATCGACCACATCTTTGACGAGATGATATTGAATTGTTCAAAGTTCAATACAGCAGCTAGTCCTAAGATATTCACAAGAGCCTGGAACAGTTGTTCCGGCTTCACTTTATACTTTTGCTGTTCGTTTCGAACCGCAACGAGTTTAGCAAGCTTGAGATTCAAGTCCATGATCTCTGCGTTATCCTCGGACAGCGCCATCTGAATTTTGATCTCTTCAATCTGCATGTCAAGACCGTCGTATAATATAGCCATCATAATTTTTCTCATATGATTTACCTTCCTTTCATTATAGCCTAGGGAATTCCTGCGGAGAAAATATGCTACGTATTGGTTCAAATTGAGCTGGTTGTAGTTTTGGTGGCTCTAGTAAGGGTCTCAGGATTAAAATATAGATTGGGGTATCGAATCCGTCACGTTTCTCTTTCCTAATACTTACTAAAATATGTGGTTTATCCAGAAAATCCACAATTATATAGGACATCTTGATAAATGCTCCCGAAAGCTTATACCACCAATGAA